TTTATCTCTAATGGCTGGAGATACTGAAATTTGTGTTTCCATTTCAGCTTTAATTAATGAAGATAATTCTAAATCTGGAGCTACGGAGAAAAACGTACTAAAACGGGGTTCTAATAGTAATAATACTAAGAAAATAAACCCTGTAATAAACGTCTTCAATTGTGTTATCGCTAGGCTTTTTATCCTAACTTCTATATGTCGCCATATAGTTCAGCGTACATTATCAACTCTGTTGAGTTGTCGGGCGCTCTTGGGTTTTGTGATTTAACACAAAAAAGAGTTAATCTCTTAACTCTTGACATTATATTCTATTTAAAATAGTTTCAGTCCCTACGCGTTACAATACTATATCATGTTAAAAATATAGTTATCTCGGTATTGTCTTATTTTATTTTTGCAGAAAGTTCATTATATTGACTATATTTTTTAATAGCACTGCCTTTCGCAATGTATTTTTTACCACTTTTAATTACTTTATCAACTATTGTTCTAGGAATGTTATACTCTCTACAAAACTTACTTAAATTATCAGAAGTAACAACAGTCCCATTAGGCAATGTAATCTCTAAATGTTTACTATGTTTCCAAACGGTTGTTTCATCGTGATGATGACCTTTAAACCCTTTAGGGTGACCATTTTTGAAACTATTGGAAGAAACTTTAAACATTGGATTACTACTACCACTCATCCTGTTGTGCATAATTTCAGAGAAGTTTTCATCGTGATGATGACCTTTAAATCCTTTAGGGTGAATACCTCTTTCACCAGATTTATACATTCCATTATTTTTACCAGCCATTTTAGCACAATGTTCAGCATACTCTTCTTGCGACATTCCATAGGTAATGTCTCCAAATTGCCCACCTTTTAATAAATTATAATTACCATATTTACTAAGAGAATGTTTTTTGTTAATCCAAAATATTTCTTTCTGGCACAACTCTTCTAGATTTTCAGCCGTTTCTAATACTTCATTGGTAAAATTTTCTAATCCATATTTATCAATAGCACGCCTAATTAATTTTCCACTTCCATAATAAGTATTGTCATAATTAGTGTGCTTATGTTGTCCAACATAGATTTTATTGTTGATTAAGTTTGTTGTGATGTAAATATATCCATACATAATTACTTCTATCTCCCTTTATAATATATAATTAGTTTATCATAAAAGAGAAGCATTGTCAAAATAAGATATTCACCGATTTCGTCCGATACATTCCTAAATGTCACCAAATAGGCGGGCAGTCTTGTTCACCATTTTTTCTCCCGATAAGTAATACAGACTTTTCATATCTTCGCTTAGCATGATTATTCTTTTCTTTCCAACATAAAGCGTTAATTAAAAAGAACCATTGAAATCCAGCTAAACAATCACCAATAGGCAAACCTGCTTTAGGACCTTTTGGCATAATTACATACTTTGAGATTGCTGTTATTTTGTTTACCATATTATAATCAAAATAATAATCACAATCATCTTTTGCGTCTACATCTTTTTTGAATTTTTCACATGTCATTGTAATATCAACATTAGCAACAATATCTTTATTTACAACGTCTTTTGCGTATTTATAAGCTGGGTGATTTTGAAATGTTTCTAAAGAATTATATTTCATTTTACCACCTTCCTATATATGTAACCAGTGACGCAAATCACTGGCAATTAGGAGGACATATCATGAAAAAAGATATGTATAGGCATTTCTGCCCAACATAAAGTATATTACATAGAGTAAGTAGTTTTTCGTGTTTTTAACATACCACAAACGCTGGTATATCAACGTTTATAAATCGTTAAAAGTTACCTTTTATTGCATATATGTACCCCGAATTATTTAGTGTCGTTCAGGCAACGACAACGAATATTTATAGATTATATGTCACTTTTAATGAGTTAGCATCATATTCTAAAACTTGTAATTCTTTTTTATTCATGGTATAACCATTAGAAACTTCATAGGGGTCGTTAGGCTTCATTGTACCAAATTGACGGTGCATAACACCATCATGGTCAACAGTCTTTTCACTATGAAAATGTCCTGTGTGAATTTCACGTGACGTACTTGAGCTCCAAATAGTATCAGCTTCATTAGCGAACAACATTGGTAATCCCTTTTTAGCGTAATCACCGTGAGCAATCATGAATCCTACATTGTCAAGTTGGTAATAATAGCGATAATCATTATTATTAAATACTTTAACTTCCGGATATTTTGCTTCAAGATATTCAAGGAACATGTATTCCATATTACCTGAATGATTACCTTCTGTGTGATAGATATGAACTTCATGTGAATGAGCTAAAGCACAACGAATAATTGCATCATAGAATGTTTTAGCGTCTTCAATAGCTTCTACCATATCGACATCATCTAAGATTGTACCCTTTTGGGTTTGAGTCTTTTTCATTAAACTTGAATGGAATAAATCCCCAAGTTGTTCAATGGCTACAACTTTATAATTCTTGTCTTTCATAATCTTACCAAGTGATAATAATTTACTTGTTAAATCTTCAATCTTAGTAATCCCAAAATGTAAATCAGCTAATGGAATAACTAGGTTTCGATTATTTGTATATTCACTAGTGCTGTGACTAATAAATGGATTAACTTTTTTGGTAAGTGTTTCAATTAATTTAGCTTCTGAAATTACAACACGTTTCTTAGCTGTAATTTTAATCGAATGTAACGTTTTTAAACCTTTTGAATTAGAATTTTGTTCCCAATTGCTGACTTTAACGTTTTGAATTTCATATTTTTCTGAATCTAAACCAACAGTTTTCAGTAATTTTTCATCATTTTGTAGGTCTGCTGTGTTATAATCAGAGATAAATGAGCTATCAACAGTACCATCTTGCTTACGTGAGTAAGTTTCAGGCGTATTTAACTTCTCTTCTGGGTATTCAGGAACACCTTTTAAAATATTAACAGGTGGTTTAGTGTCTTCTGTATTTTCGCCTTCGTGAAACATTTCATGACCCTTGATTTTACCTATTTGATTAGATAATGTAACCACTGTAATTAAATTGTCATAGTTATCATTCTTTTTATTATTTTTTAGTCGGCGCAACTTATTACGAACACCATCAAATGTAAAATGTTCATCTGGATATGTCTGATTTAACGCATCAACAATTTCATTATAAGTAGAACCTAATTTTTTCATAAATAATGCTTTTTCTGTTTTTTCTTTATTCCAACTCATGCTTGCCCTCCTGTTTCCCCTTTAAACTCTCCATTAACTCTCGTAGCGATGCTTGTAGCGTAACCGTTTGTAGAGCTAACTCACGTTCCTGTGGGGATAAATCAGGTAGCGTATCTTCAATCATTAGATAATCTTCATAAGAACTACCACTAAATACGCCTTGATTGTTCTCTTTTACATAATCGTCAACTTTAACAGTCAATCGTATTAATTCGTCTTTTAATAATCTTTTAAACATACGGAAACCTCCCAATTTCTGTTATTATGTATGGCGTTCTAGTTTTTGTAACATGACTTCAATCCATCGGTCACTATCCAGTTTTATGTATATGTCAGGTCAGCGTGCACGCCTTATGGACTCCTGATAGCCCAAGTCTATTTTATCGGATAACATGCTTTTACAGTCGTTAAGTTGTCGTTCTAAATGTGTAATTATTAGCAACGATAACCTGTTTTCCTTAGGGAAACTACTCCAGTATAGTCTTAATAGGATTTGAACCTATATCGCGCACTAATCTGGTGCTTCTTGGGTATAAACCAAGCGCTCTACCGTTGAGCTATAAGACTAAAATATCACAGGTATGGATTTGCACCATACAAGCCCACTCTGGGGCGCCATTATTGTATGTCTTCTCTGAAACCAAGCACGTCTGCCTATTCCGCCACTGCGATAATTTAGTTGTTGCCGCCTCAACGATGCTAAATGCACCCTAGTTTTTCCGTTGCTAGTCAACAAATGTAGAAAACTGTGACCAACAGTCTATATAGCGGTTATGCGGGGGCTTGGGGTTTTATAATTAACGTTTCCTAGGTCGTTAACAACCCAATATCCTAGCCACCGACTCGAACGGTGGATTTACATGCTTTACCGTTAAGCTACAAGGATAGTGCCGTTAAACAAAACAAAATGTTAAGTTTTTGCGACGATTTTAACTATCTCAACCGAGGTTAGACCAGATAGTCTTGGTTTAAACTTGCTAGCTTCTCGGACATTTATAAGATGTTAATGACTAGATTAACAACGTATGCACTCCCAAACATGGACTCGAACCACATCTGTAACGCGTTACTGCTTTAACCAATTAAGCTAATTCAGGAGTAGTGGAATCTAATCCACCGCATATATGTACCCTTATTTCTAAGGGTTATTATAAATAAAGGAGTATTTAATTATGTATAATGTCTCAAACCGAACCAGACATCAGGGTTTTTAGTTATTAACTACGGTTGTTGATTAATCAATTCCATTTAAGATTGCTGCTACAGGGTCATTATCTTCTTCTTTTTTCTGCATTTTCATTTCAGCTAATTGAGCACGACTTGAAGGAGACAATCCCAATTGCGTTGCCAAAGCTCTAAATTGGATTAAATACTTTAGCTTAGTTGCAATAGCAGGATTTTCCTTAGGAATTTGATTGCCAATCTTATCTTCAATAATAATAATTAGCTCATTTTTCTTTAGATATTCATCAAGCTGTTCCATTTTAGACAAACAATCTGCTGTTTGAGCAATTACTGGAATATCAAGATTGCCTAAGATATGAAAATCTTCTAGTTGGTTAAGAATGAAATTATAATATTCAATACCATAGTCATCTAACCATTCTGGAGCTTGTCTCAATAAGCTATCTTCTCCACGTAATTCATCTTCAATTTTAGCGCGTTCATTTAAATGTTCTTTAGTTTCTGATTTACCTTTTTTACCAGAAGCTACCATTCTAGGTCTAGCCATATGTTCTCCCTCCTTTCTTAGAGGTGTATTTCTTTACTAAGGGCAGTTGGTGGTTGCCATTCAAAATCAATACCATCTAATCCCATTTCAAGATTACATTCTCTACAAAGAGTGATTACATTTGATTCATCGAAAGCTAATTCAGGGTTAGTAGTTCTTGGTATAATATGATGAACTTCTAAATTAGAAAATACATATTTACCGGTCTTAATATAACACCTTTGACAATATCCTCCATCGCGTAATATAATACGTTTTCTGAATAATCTCCAGCGTTTATTATTGATAGCTTTACGAGCTAATCCTGCATTCTCTCTATGATTTCTTTCTCGTTGCTTTCTAATTGCAATTAATTGTTCACATTCATGAATTTCACTGCTATCTTGGTCATAAAATTTATGGCAATATCTACATATCTTCATCATGCTCATTATATTCGTCTCCTTCCAACATTGACTGCGTATATGAGTCAAGCATTGAATCTTGTATAAACATAATCCCACAATTAGGACATTCACCAGTTAATGATACGACATTCAAAGGTATGATTGATGAACAGTTTTCACAGATTACTGTTTCCATTATTTTCCTCATTTCAAATGATTGAAATAAGACATTGTTGCTATATGTATTATTTAACTACCCCTTCATAATAGCTTGAATTGGGGCGAGTTTTTAATTCAATTATGAGAATATTCTAATGTAAATACTTATATTTATTATAATCTTCGGCTTATTATTATATTATTAATTAATCTTCCTTGTGTAAGATATAAACGGTTTTAAGTTTATATCTAGAGTATATAATTATTGTACTTTGATAATTATATACTCTTAAAGTTAATCCATAGTATTGATTTAATGTATAATTTATTATTCTTATTATATTTAATTAATTAGTCTACAGTATTATATCCATACTCTTAGAGCTAATTATACTATTAATATAATAATCTATATTATTCAATTATACTTCTTATAATATTCAATTTATATTTAATCACTAGCCTAAGATTAATTATTATATTATTACACTTTTTGATTACTATAAATTCAAGATTAATATTATAACATATGCTTATGAGGATTTAGGTTTAGGATTAATTTATTCCAATGAATGGACTCCTCCTTAAACCCTTAAGTGCACTACTCAATACAAACCAATTGAGTAGTCATAACTCCGAACATTTCATGTTCTACGTTTGTAAAGAATTAATTTAATTATTTAATAATAAGTAATAAAAACAATAATTAATAGTTCTAAAAAAGTATATATTTACCCCCTATGCGACAAAATTCATACCATTACATCTCAAGTTGTCCTTGAAAACCTAATCGACCTGTTGCAATTTTGATCAGGGGGTATAAACTATAACTTATCCATGAAACGCAGGGCTGCCAATTACAATAAATAATAATTGGGTAAGCCCATAACTTCCCAGTCCTTTTAAAACAACTGTTGCTGTTTAAGGCAGACTTCGCCTAATAAATGACCCAACCATACTTTCAATAGAAAATAATCTATCCAATACATATGGAAGGGGTACACTAATTTGAGTTGGCTGTACGAACCTGTCCCCTTTTTTGATGTGGCTTGTCCCCCACAGCTCTCAAAGTTGATAACGGAGTTTGAGAAATGCCTTACTCCGCAGACATAGGGTGCCAAGCTGATAATCAGTATCACCCTACTTAAGTCTGTAAACCATAA